ATGTCCTAATTGTAGTAATACTGAAAGCTATGAAATTAAAATCGTCGACATCCTAAGTAAAGTTAAAACAATCGAGTCAATCGAAACTGAACTTAAAAATGGCTTACGTATTGTGTTTAAACCAAACACCTTGAAATCAGTAGCAAGCAATCAGATTAAAATAACTGAAAATGCAAGAGTTATGCGAAAGATGGAAGGCGTTGACGACCAAGCACAACTACATGAACTATTCAAAAGTAGCTTAGAAAAATCAACCGCAGCTAATATGGTTATACTGGCTGACACTATTGAAAGTATCACAACACCTAATGGCGATTTAATTACTGACATAAACGAAATACTTGAATGGTTAGCAAATAGTGATAGCACAACAATACGTCAACTACAAAAGTCAAATTCTGACATCAATAAAAATGGCATAAACAACGACTTTACATTTGTTTGTAGTAACGAAGAATGTAATCATAGTTTTTCCACACCAGTGGAGTTAAACCCAACTTTTTTTTTCATAAACAACTCGTAGTATCAAAAGATCCTGAAAAAATTGTAAAGGATATGAACGATACATTAAAGAACCTGCGAAAACAGGTCTATGAAATTGTTATATACAGTCAAGGAAGTTTTACTATTAAAGAGCTCTACCAATTGCCTTTATATCAGATACAAGAGATACTAGACTCATTTAAAGAGAAACAGGAAAAGGAGAAACAGATGTTAGATCAAGCTAAAGGTAAGAAAACATTTTAATTATCATGTATCTGATGAACTACGTTCATCATCAACCTCACTATCGTTCGGTTGAATTTTTTTCTTCTATAATCTAGTTATTACCATGAACTAAAGTCGCACTTAGCCTGATTCAGGCCAAGCACGACAAAGACGTCATTACCCGTCACCGTGTGCACCGTTATAGCGAAACCTTTTCAGGTAGAGGCGGTTGTGCTGTACCCCTTTAAACGCTGCTTTCAACGCAAGCTACTGAGTTGCAATAACGGCTACTAACTCAGCAATACTCGTGGGTTCCAATAGCTCAGGAGAGCCCACTCTTTTGGTTTGTTTCCCCCAGCAAGATCCGTTGGCTAAACACAGTGTGTCGCCTCCTCAATGCTTTTATAGAGGGGGTATGTCTAAATTATTTTGGAGAGATTCAGTAAGTGCCTTAGATCCGCCCACTCGGACGTTTATTATGCCATTGTAATATTCATCAGTTAACAGAACTTTTCTGTTAAACTGTTCTTGTGCCTCTAGGTATGACAATTGACCTCGGGTTGTGCAAAAATATAAGATTTCTCTTGTAAAGTTTTCTTCGCCAAGTTCATTTACATCTGCTTGTAGTTTATCTGATGAGCCCCAATATGTACGCCAATCGCTTTCTACAGTACTTCGCCTTTTACGCTTTTTGCCTTTTAATGGTGGTCTAGTTTTTTTAAATTGTGCTAATTTTTTGCCAATATATTTTTTGCCATTAGTCAGATTTGTAATGAGGTATACAAATCCAACAATTCCTTCAGGAATTTCTTTTACAAGTTTTCCTTGGTATGACCAATGCATACGTTACTATATATCACATGTCCTCATAAATCTACTGATTATGGTATTAAAAGTTACTTTTTAAAATTTCATAAGTGTGTTGCCAATTTTTTACTTGATATACTGTGCCATTGTTTAAGTTATTAACTGCAACCGCTAGTGCAAAATCATTGCCACCAGGATTGCATTTGTCGCCAAAAAAGTAAATGTCTTGCTCTTTATCTATGCCATTTAATACTTGTGACTTATCCTTGCCCTTTTCAAAAATATCAATACCAGTTTCTCCACCAATAACAGCATCTAACCTTGAAAACTTTTGGTTAATTTTTGCTGCTAGTATGTTTCTCGCATTGTGTTTTTCGTCCCAGGGTATAAAGATTTTTCTGTCTTCTACTGTTGCGTTTCTGCCAGGGATACTTACGTTTACTGTGCCTATTCTTTTTTCTATATGTCTGCCAGTTTTATGTGGATAATTAAGTTTTTCAAGTTCGTTAATAAAGTATTGTTCTTCTTGTTCGTTTATTTGCCAGTCTGATTTGTATGTTTCTGTGCCTTTAACAAAATGATGATTGCCACTACATGCAAATATAGCTACAAATTTATCACTTAAATCTTTGCCTAATTGTTCTTCTACTTTTGGATAGTCACTACCAGTGCAAATATAGCATGAGTTTTTGCCGGCAAAATCATGCATAAATTGCTTAAAATCTGTGTCGATATATTGACGAGCATCTGTTAATGTGCCGTCTAAATCAAAAAGGTAGTTCTTCATCGTCGTCTTCTATAACTCCATTGTTATACAACTTAGCCCAGATGTCAATCGGAATATTTCCGTTATCTCTCACATCTGTTCTTTTTTTACTAGTAGTTAAAGTAATTCCACTCATGGTTGATGTTATAGACGACAAATCTAGTGTATCTAGTGTTGTGTCTACATAATCAGATATAGTAACTGTGAGATCATCAGTACTATGCCAAGTACTATCTGTATCAATATTAATTGTTGAAATTGTTGTACCCATGTAATCTTCAGGTTTCATAACCACCTCCATAAACTTTGTACCATATGTCAATCGGTAACAATCCACGTGTAAGAATGAATATAGGATGATCTGCTGCTACTCGACTTCGAATAGTTTTACCGCCATCAGGGCTTTCATGTATCATTGGCCCTTTTACTTTTTCTTGTAGCCAAGTAAAATTTCCTGTTTCAATATTAGGCGGCATCATCTACAAACTCCGTGTCAGTACTAAACGTGGTAAACCCATTTTCTTTTGTAACTTGCAAGATAGTATTAACACGGCCTTGCAATTCATCTCTGTGTGAGATAAGAAAAATGTTTTTACCACGTTCACGTTCAATCTTTTTAAGAACGCTAAGTGCAGCATCTACACCATTAGTGTCCATACCGCTATCCACAAGTTCATCAATAGCTAAGAAGTTAAGTGGTGTATTCATAGTTTCAAATACGTCTCTGAAACTCCAGCTAAGACCAAGAATAAGTCGATTTCGTTCACCACGTGACAAGTTATCAAAATCTAGTTCACGACCGAGTTCTGTAATTTCTACACTCAAGTCACTTAAAAACTGTACTTCATGTGGCAATCCTAGTTTAGTTAGATAGTAAGCAAGTCTGCTGTTTAAGTATTGCAAGTTTTGTTCAATAATGCGTTTACGGATAAACGAGTCTTTGTTTGTTAATAGTTTGTACAAGAAATCCTGATGTTCTCTTAACTTAACTAGATCGTTCATAGTTTCCCAACTAACTTCTTGGAGTGCAGTTTCCTTTAAACTGTCAATTTGTTCTTGATAAGTGTCACTTTCATTTTCTTTGTTATTATATTCTGTGCGTAAATTGTCAACTTGACTCTGATGTTGGTATGCTTCCTGTTCTGTATTATATAGTGTTACAGGCATTGTTCCAAGTTCACCCAACTGTTCAAGTGCACTTTGATATTCAGTTTTAAATGTAAAATCGTTATTAATTAGGTCTTGTGATTCTTCTACTGCTAACCGCTTTGCTTTGAGTATTTCTTCATGCTTATTGTCATGAATTTTCTGCCCACAAGCATAACATTCATGTTGCTCGGTTGCTAACAAATCCTTCTGCGCTTTTTCTAGACGTTTCTTTTCTCTGTTAATAGCATTATCTAGCTTTGTAATTTCTGCCTCTAATGTGCTTATTTGTGACTTCTTATCGAGGTAATCTGCTAACAGTTTATGATTTGCCAGTTCTTGTTCAATATCAATTTTTTCTAATACGTTTATTGCATTTTCTAATTCTTGCAGTGACTCTTGTTTTTTGCTTTGCCACATCGCCTGTCTACGTTCAAGATCACTGATACTTTTCTCAATTGTGGCATTTGAATCTTCAACTGCTTTAATACGATACTCTTCTTCTTTAATTGCATCTTTAGTCAGCCTTTGCTGTTCTTTCAGAGCTTCTGCTTTTTCACTAAGCATAGTAATGCCTAGCAGTTGTTCAATAATAGCTCGCTGATCGTTAGCTCGCATACTAAGAAATGGCTCTGTATATGTATTTAATGCGACAATGTGTTTGAACATGTCATGCGACATTCCAAACAGTTTTTCTACTGCTTCTTGAGTTTGGCGGTTTTCGCCCTGCGCTTCATTGCCATCATCAGTGTTAATATTGTCAACATAAAATTTAAATATATTTGGTCTACGTCCTCGTTCAATACGATATCGTACACCATCCTTTTCAAAATCAAGTGTAACCAACATTCCTTTACCATTTGTTTTGTTGATAAGGTTGTCTTTACGTATATTAGTTAGTGCATTTCCATACATTGCGTATGATAATGCATTGATAATTGTTGTTTTTCCGGTACCGTTACGACTTCCGTCACCTCCTAGGTCCATATTATTGCCTAGTACGAGGGTAAGGCCGTTATCACTAAACCGAACGGCCTGTGTAACGTTGCCAACACTCATAAAGTTTTTAATTGTGATGTCTTTAATAATGATCATAGGGTGTTATAGATATCCACTAGCATTTTTTTGTCTATCATTTCGCTGTCGACAGCGTTAAGACTATTATACACGATTTGGTCCACATTTTCAACTTCTAAATCGTCTACTTGGCGCCAATCTTGCGCATGTTCTTCTTTTTTACTTGGCATAAGTGTGATGTCACGTAACTTATATTGGTTAGCAAATGTCTCTTTAATAAAGTTTGCTTCTTCATAGGTAATGTTAACATCAAGTACAGCACGACAGTATGTTTTGTTGTTTAGTACATTATCAGCATCATCTATTAAACGGCTAAGTGGTGTAGTCCTATATCTAGGACCATCAAAATCCATATACTCAGGCTTACCGCCCCATTCTAACTTCATCATGCCACGGTCGTCGTCCCATGCATCTGCATAATTGTGTGGAAATGGAGAACCAAGGTAATGAATATTGCCTTTGTGCTGACGTTTGTGGAAGTGTCCACTGAAAACATATTCAGGACCTGATAGATGCTCTGTATTTAAGCCGCCATGATCTGGCATTTCTACCATAGCATTCATTTTAAAGTGTGGGAGTTCAAAGTGCCCAAACATATACTTGGCTTTAATTTTATAAATCTTCTTCCACTCGTCGCCAACTAGCCAAGGAATAAGTGCTACATCATCTTGTACTAATATATCTTCGATAAGATCTACATTATTAAATAATCCAGCATAAGGCAAACTATTCAAGTCACGCTTTTCTCGATAGTATAAATCATGGTTGCCCATAATCATATACACACGCTCAAAGTTTTCACTTAATTTGCGAACATTGTTTACACTGTAATTAAGGGTGCTTACATTCACACCTGCTCTATGATGATGCCAGTCGCCTAGAAAAATACATGTTTCACAGTCTTTGCTGTTTGATATGAACCAGTCAACAAACTCAGCACAATCATCGTTGTGTTGTCTACTATTATTCTTGTTCCCGAAGTGTATATCGGTAAAACAAGCCGCTCGATTAAAAAATGTCATAAGTCCAGAATATAACTAAGTTGTTGATAAGTCAACTAGAAATTAGTGCCCGTTGCTTCTTTACGTTCTTTTTCCATTTGATCATCCCACTTCGCTTTTTCAGCTGCTTCGTGATCAAGTTGTCGGCTAAAGCTAGGATTGAATCCGTTTTCTTGTAGTAAATCATCACGTATGTTTTGATTCCTTTTTTCCAAGTTTAATATTCTAGTAAAACTATTAGTTACAACGGCAGTATAGTATGCAAATGGATTTTGGCTTTTTGCTTCGTTAAACTTTAAGCCAATTTGACTTAGTTGTAACAATGCATGACTTCGCATTTCGTCTACATATGTATACCCACGCCAGTTGCTACGCATACTATAACGCTCACATAGTTTTATGTACATCTTGGCAAGTTCATTTGTTGTGGTTCCATGTTGTGTGTTAAATTTACCATTGTCTAAACCGCCTTCCCAATGACTGCGAACCACTTCACGTAATTCTCCATTAGATGTGGCATAGTGCTTAAATGGTGGGAAATTTGTTTTTGTATGTAAGTCAGCTTCGCTTTTGGGGTTAGTTTTTCTCTTGGGTTCATCAGGAACATGTTCATATGTCATTACTCTATAAATTAAACTATTAATGTCTACATCTTCTGGATTAACACGAGTGTCTGCTTGCTTTGGTTTATCCTTAGCACGCCGACCTTCTTCTTGCCATTTTTTGTATGCACGTTCATAACCTTCACTACTTAATTGGTGTGCACGGTTTTCCCTAGCTTGTTGTACAACGTTAGGATCAAAAATGTCCTGATAGTCGTCTACAATGATGTCAAAACGTTCATATTCGTTGTCTAGCAAATAACAATATGTCATTTTGCTCTTGTGTATTTCTTTTAACATGTCTTTATTATTAAGATAGTTTTGTTTCCTCATTAAAAAATCCTTTAAATCCTTTATAGTATAGCACATTCAGAAAAAATGTCAATTGGTTAAACTAGTACTTTATAAAACAATAAATAGTTATATAGGAGACCTACCATGAGATATTCGCAACTAATTGAAGCAGAAGCAACTGATATTGCAGTTTTTTACGGCGGCAGATTCCAGCCTATGCACAGTGGACATTTTCAAGTTTACATGGACCTTGTTCGTAAGTTTGGCTCTGATAACGTATTTATCGCTACTACAATTGCCAAGGATGCAACACCTGAAAAAGATCCATTTAGTTATGAAGAAAAAACTGGACTTATGAAAGAAATGTTTGGCATACCCGCAGATAAAATTATAAGAACTAGTCCGTATCAGCCTGATCTAGCTGCAACAGGTAAAGACCCAAACAACACTGCATTACTGTTGGTGTTTAGTGAAAAAGATGCAGGACGTCTTAAAACAGGCGGATATCTTAGAATGTACAACGACGGTGAACAGTTGGTGAGTAGTGATGAAGCAGGCTACATTTATACTGTTCCTGTTAAAGATGATGGACGTAGTGCTACTACATTTAGAAATACAATGCGAATGGATGGTGTTTCTGAAAATGACAAACAAGAAGCATTTACAGATTTCTTTGGTACATTTAATCCTAAAGTATATAATTTTGTTAAGGATAAACTAAATGGCGGTAGCTGATAGCAATAGAGCTAGATTAACAGCACTAAGTGGTTTGTATTTTGCAGGCCCCGCCGCTGTTCTGCAACGAACAAGTGGTGTTGTTTTTCCTAATCAACCTGATATTGTTTACAACCAGAGTGTAAACTACACTCCTTATAATTTAACACACACAAACTACACAACTTATGCATATGCGAATACTCCTAGTCCTACACTTCAATTAACAGCGCAATTTAGTAATGTTACTGCTGAAGAGCACTCATATACACAAGGTGTTATACACTTTTTGCGTAGTGTAACTAAAATGTTTTATGGATTAGGCGATGTAAGTTCTACACCAACTGCTGGCACTCCGCCACCAGTGTTGAGATTTAGCAGTTTTGGTACAAATCAGTTCAGTATGGTTCCAGTTGTGGTTGGAAACGTGAGTATTCCTTATCAAAGTGATACTGACTTAGTTGAACACAATGGTATAGCATTGCCAGCCCTCCAAACCATTGCTTTAGATTTACTAGTAACAGTTAATCCTGCAAAACAAAAAAGACAGTTTAGTAAAACACAGTTTGTTAGTGGTAGCTTATATGGCGGAGGATTTATTTAATGGCAACCTATCGTGATGCAAGTAATTATTCAGTAACAAAACTTAATAGAAAGTATTTAGATGTATACAGTCCAAAACTGACACTGGAAACACTTTCACAAGAAACTAAAAAAATACGTATAGGAAACAGGTATAACAGACGTCCTGACTTGTTAGCACATGACTTGTATGGCAACAGTAGGTACTGGTGGATATTTGTTCACTATAACAGAGAGGATCTTGTTGACCCTATAAATGATTTTGTTGCGGGGAAGGTTATTGTTGTTCCTAGCAAGCAAGCCGCAACTGGAGTTAGTTAATGTCAACACCAACTCCTCCTAGTACAACACCATCACTGGAAACCCAACTAGATTTTCTTGTTCACGAAATGGGAACAGGAAATGGTGGTAGTTTAATAACTAACAACAGTTGGAACAGTGGAAATCTTTCTGCAGAAGGTGCAGCAACTTTATTTGAAAATAGATTTGAACGATCAGGCGGTAGCAATCTCAATGGTAGGATCAATTATGCAAACCAAGTGTACAATGCTGCACAAAATGGAACACTAGGATCCATCAGTTCTAACGTTAGGTCATCATACAATTATTTGATAAGTCGAGGATTTAATCCTGCTCAAGCCTCTGGTATTGTAGGAAACCTTATGGCAGAAAGTGGTACTGGTTTAGATCCCGCTGCATTTAATCCAGCAGGCGGCGGTCAAGGGGCTTTTGGTATCGCACAGTGGCGTGCTGACCGTCAGAGTAATTTGTTAAATTGGGATGGCGAAGCAATAATTCCCAGTGAAGATTTTGTACCAGATGACACAACACCATTAGTTAACAGTCCGGAGGATGCAAGTGAATTAACTGGCAATGAGGGGAATTTTAATACTGGTGGTGGACAAAGTTTATACGAAGACAATGTGTTAAACAGTTTTGATAGTTATACGTATAGTTGGGCTATACATATGGTAAATCCACAAACTGCACAGGATTTTGAAGAAAACTTAAACAGAAATACATACATTACACTTGCTGAAAGTGGTGTTGAAAATGAAATTAGTATCGAGCATGTCATACAATCAAACACCCTTAATTTTGTTCATCAAAATAGAAGCAGTGTTGCAAACACATTTGATATCACATTAGTAGAAGCAAAAGGATTTACATTATTCAATAGAATAATTTTAGCAGCACAAGATTTGGGTATTGAGAATCATATTGAGGCAGCATATTTGTTAGAATTGAATTTCCGTGGATGGGACGAAAGTGGTACTCCAGTAAATGAAATTGTAGGACCATACTATTATATGACAACCATTACTGATTTTAAAACTAGACACAGTGACAGTGCTACTACTTACCAAGTTTCTTTTGCAGAAACACATCAAGAAGCATTTAACCGTCTTGAGTATCATTTAAGATCTGACATTACTGTAACAGCATCTAATTTTGGTGCTTTTTTAACAGACTTTGAACAAAAAGTCAATAATGAAGCTGTTAAACAAACTGCATTAACACTGAGCAAGTTGTACCCTACACTGTACGTTTTTGGTACAGAGGGAGAAGCTAGTACTTGGGAAAGTTGGGATTTTGATGCTATTATTGGAAGTGAAATACAAGAATCTAGAAATATTAGTATGACTGCCAGTGGCGGTACAATAACATTTAATTTTAAAGCTGGTACTTCTATTACTGCTGGTATAGCAGCCGCAGTACTACAAACTAGAAACTTTAAACAAATACCAGTAGCAAATGGTCAGTTTGCAAAAGATAATCCAGATGCTGGAACGGCCAATGCGACTCGACTTGCAGAAATGATAAATTGGTTTTCATTTACTACTGAAGTAGAATACAAAGAATTTGATCCACTGTCAAGACAATATCAAAAACAAATAACATATAATATACAACCATATATTGCGTTTGAAGGATTACATGATCCGATTAGTTTCTCAGAACTAAACACTAGCAGAACATTACAAACTACTAGACTTGATAATATTTTAAGAAATGGGTTCTTAAAAAAGCGTTTTGATTATACATACACTGGATTAAACACTGAAGTTTTAAACTTGGATTTAACTTTTAATAATACGTTCTTTTCATTACAACCAATTAACGGTGGTGCAATTGAAGGAGCAGGCGGATATTTTGACGGGTTAACTACTACAGAAGCTAACGCAGTTAGAGCAAGAAATGAATTTCGAGCAGTGCAAGATCAAATCAGAAGTCTAAATCGTCGACTTGGTGAAATTGATAATGAAAGAGAAGCTGCGCTGTCTAGACGTGACATGGGTGACTTAGATATTATCACACGTCTAGAGTCAGAAAGAAATATTATTTTAAGTAGGCGCCAAAGCCTTACAACACAACTAATTAATAATTCTGAAACAGCATTTGATACAACACAGGAATTAGCAGAACAATCACGCAATGCACAAGGAAATAGTTTAACTCCAACTGCACAACAGTACATTACCCAAAGTGATGTTTTTGCAGGATCACAATATCAAGATAGCATAGCAAGATCAATGAATTTTGACTACAGAAGTGTTAGAGATAGTTTAGCAGCAAGTGGTGCTGATTTATCTGATAATGTTGGTACTGCAATGTTGGGCGCACTTGAACTAAATTTAAATGCTGTGGAAAGTATGGTAAACCAACGTATTGACATACGTGGTGATCCATACTGGCTAGGAAGGCCCAAAGGAGTTAGTGTATCAAATACAAATCAAGCTAACTATAGCCGAGGTGGGGTTGGATACTTTTTACATGTTCGTTTCCCAACATATGAAGGTGAAGATGGGTTTATAGATCAAAGTTTTACAAACTTTACTATTACTGCCTTATTCCGTGTATTAACAGTAACATCAACATACAGCATGGGTGAATTTAAACAAACACTAACTAGCTTTAGAGATGTGTCAACCAATGTTCCTATGATGATAGAACAATTACTAAGTGGTAAAATATCCAATCCTGGTAGAAGGAATTTACAACAACAATACACTGACAATGATGGTGATGGTATTGATGATACAACTGGTGAAGAAATACCAGAAGATAACTCAACAGAAATTGATCCAAATGCAAGAGGCAATGATAGTGGATCAGTCAGTGGCGACATTAATGGTTTAAGACCTGAACTTATGAATGCACTTGATCAAGCTGCAACAGAAACAGGAGTAACCGCAGTTGTGACTAGTGGGGTTAGAGGTGGCGGTAGCAACCCAAGTGGTAGACACAATGGCAGTGCAGCAGATGTTGCACTATATTCAGATGGTAGACTTCTAAGTGTGGAAAATCCAGCAGACCTTGCAATTATTCAGAACTATACACAAGCATATTTAGATGCAACAAGAAGTGCAGGACTTACACCTAGTGTTGGTATTGCTAACCCTGCATATGGCAGCGGATCATCTTTATATATGAGTGGAACATCATTCCACTACGACATCGCAAGAACACCAGGGTATTCATCTGCAGCAACAAATCCAGCAGCTGGTCCTTATTGGGGAGGTTCACAAGAAACAGCACACCATTCACCGCCGTCTTGGCTAGTAGATATGTATAACAATTAAGGAAACGAAATGTCTAAAGAATCAAATAGATTTACAGGTATGAACCAAGGATCAACCGGTATACCAGCAATATACGCAAGTGGTAACCGTGCTGGATTCACTATGGCTAATGGTGTATTTTTGGCTAAAGTTGTTGATATTGCTGATCCTGACTTTGGCGGGGCTCTTTGGGTTGAGCTAATAGGACACCAGACTTTTGGTGAACGTGATACTAGAGAGCAAAGACACCAATTCCAAAAAGTAAGATCAGTTTCGCCATTTGGTGGCAGTATAAGCGGCAGAGATACCACAGTGTCATATGGTGCAAATTTCCCTCCGCCTGCGCCAGGAACTGAAGTATTGGTAGCATTTACTGGAGATGATAATGTTGGATATTTGCTAGGATCTTTACCTGCAACTGGAAGAAACGGTGCAGTACCAGGACTTCCAGCATCACAAATTGAAGGCGAAGACACTGTTGGATCAAGCGTTGATCCAGGTGCTTCACAAGATGGAAACGTGAGAAGACGACATCCAGTAGCAAACGCTATTGCAGAACAAGGTATCGGATTAGATCCAGTTCGTGGATTAGGAAGTAGTGGAGCAAGGCGTGAATCACCATCTAACGTAGCAGGGTTTTTAACACCTGGCGGACACAGTATAGTAATGGATGATGGAACAGTAGCTTATCAAGAAGGCGAAAACTATGTTCCTGACCAATCAAGAGAAGCTGGAAACAACAATTTATTAAGGTTACGTAGTGCTGGTGGCGCACAAATGCTATTCAATGATACTGCTGGTATTGTTTATGTTATAAATCAAAATGGTAGTAGTTGGATACAACTAGATAGTTCAGGAAATATTGACATATATGCAGCAGGTAGTATAAGTTATCATGCAGAACAAGACTTTAACTTTTATGCTGGCGGAGATATTAATATGGATGCTGACACGTTTAATATTAAAGCACGTGGTGCAGCAGGTATACAAGCAGAAACTGCAACTGGACCAATACAACTCAAAGCAAACAAAGATATAAGACTGACTACAGATTTAAATTTGCAACTAAAAGCCAGTGGCTATGGAAGAATTAGCACTGATGGCATATTAGACTTGAACGGCCCAACCGCACTAGGCGCAGTAGGTCCAACAAGTGGAAGTTTAGCAGTAAACAGAACAGTTAAAGAAAGTATTAATCCAAGAGTACCCGAACATGAACCTTGGGGTGGTCATCTATCACAAGGAAGTACATCTGTTGCAGCACAAGCACCTGCAAGCGGGCAAACTACAGCTAAAGATTATGATGTTTCTCAGTTAGACAGTTCACTAAGTTCTGGTGTATCAGGAAGAACACTACCACAATTTGGAAAGGCTGGAAGAAGATCAACAGGAGTAGCAGGCGTATCAGGCGTATCAGGTGTTGCATCAGGAGTAGCAGGCGTATCAGGTGTTGCATCAGGAGTAGCAGGCGTATCAGGAGTAGCAGGAGTAGCAGGTGAATGATATTAACGAATATTAGATCTCGACTTAACACTGATTGGACTGACTTTGTAGTTAAAGACCAAAACAGTGTTGACACAGAAATAAATCTCCAAGATATGAGTGCTACTGATACAATTAAATTGGTAACACTTAATATGTCACGATATAACGGGTACGATGGGTTTGGTTACGGTGTTGGTGTTGCTAATCGTGGTATTACAGAACAAGAAGCATATGATATTTGGATTGAAGATTTTCAAACCAATCAGAGAACCTTTATAAAGCAGTTACAAACACTGGGTATCAAATCTTTATCGCAATGTGTTTTTGATGGCCTGCTACTCTACTTTATTATTAATGGTAATATATTAACAGTAACAGCACCAGAGGGCACATATGAATTAAGAAATTATGTGGTAGAAAAAGATTGGAGCACAGTTGCTAGTATGATTAAACGTAGTAATTTTAATCCAGCCTTTTGTATAAGAGCAGCTAGTATTATTAAACTTGCTGATTATGGAAAAACAAAAGACCGTACTTGGATGCGTCAAACAGGCATATTTGAAATGCGTGATAAAAATGAACTAAATTCATTAAGTATAGAACAACTAGCTCGTACTAGATTCGCATACTATGCTGAAACATTAAAGTTTTTACCAAAAACTCCTGAAGGAATCAAACGTGGCATTGCCAAGGAGTATGAAAAAACACTTATTGTAGAAAACTATACATTTGATTTGACATCAGTGTTTACACTTTCACAAACTCCTAGCATGGAACCAGTGGAAAAGTTAAAAGTAGAGATTAATGGAACACAGATCCAACACTATTTTGATTTTACAGTTGTTAATAATGTAGTTACCATAACAAAATCACTGTCACAGGGCGACATTATACGTTTTACCATTAAAATTTAAAAAGTAGCAGTTAATTATGCGATAAATATTATTATGGTAACATATGTTGGATATAGCACAATTGACAGAAATACAATCAATGCAGTACTCACTGACAAGGATTTAGCCTTGCGTGATCTGTTAAATCACTTTTACACACGACGAGGTGAAAGAGTGATGAACCCAAACTTTGGATCAATACTTCATGAATTGGTTTTTGACCCACTTGATGCAAGAACAGAAATCCTTGCAAAAGATGATGTTGAACGTATTATTGATAGCGATCCAAGATGGAGATTTGTAAGTCTTAAATTAACAAAGCCAGTTGAGCATCAACTTGATATACGAGTACGTGTGATTTACGATGATACTGGAACAGCAGAAGAACTGTATCTAACCTATACAAGTGAGGCAGAATAATGGCACAGGGCGCAAGACAAAGTAGCTTATTTGCAGCGGAAGATTTTAGTGTGGTATATGAAAGTTTTGCACAAGCAAACTTTAAAGCATATGACTTTGACACTATCAAAAATGCAATGGTTGAGTATATTGATACCAACTATCCAGAAAACTTTAATGACTGGATTAGCTCAAGCGAGTTTACAAGTTTATTAGAACTTATGGCATTCCTAGGACATAACCTAGCGTTCCGTAATGACCTTAACTCACGTGAAAATTATTTAAGTACAGCAGAACGTAGAGACAGTGCTCTCCGTATTGCAGAATTCTTAGGATATACACCAACACGTAACGTAGTTGGCAATGGCTATTTAAAAATAGATAGCATTAAAACAAGTGAAACAATTTACGATGTTGATGGAAACAGTTTGTCAAATGTAGATTTACAATTTGAAGATGTAACTGACCCAACAGCATATCAAAACTTCCTTACAGTTATGAATTCAATATTCATGGCTAGTAACCAATTTGGTGCTCCTCATTCTAGATTTACCCGTAATAGTGTTACCAATGAAGTTTATAGAACAAAAAGTACAAATGCACCAGTAAATTACGAATTTAATGGTACTATTAGTGGTGCTAGAGCTACATTTGGTATTCACAGTGTTTATCATAATGAAAAATTGAATCGTTTGCAGGAAAAAACTCCTGATCCGTATGGTGCACTTGACATTTTATATCGCAACGATAATGGTGGTTTTAGTAGTCCTAATACAGGATTCTTTTTAGGCTTTAAACAAGGGTCGCTTTCATTCAAAGATTTTGATATTACTGAAGGATTACCAAATCTTGTAATTGATATTAATGACAACAACATTGCTAATGGTAATGTTTGGGTGCAAACAATTGATGAAGTAGGCAGTGTTATTACTAACTGGGCACAAGTTGACAGAATATTCGGCTTGAACTCAATTTATAATAACGTATCAAACAATTTTAGAAACATCTATACTGTTAGCAGTAGAGAAAATGACCAAGTTAGTATTGTATTTGGCGATGGAAACTTTGGTAATATTCCACGTGGAATTATACGAGTTTGGTATCGTACAGGATTAAATTTAAGTTATGTAATCAATCCTGAAAGTTTTGGAAGAGTAACATATTCTTTTAGTTATTTGGGATTAGATGGAAACACATACAATGCTAGCTTTACAGCAAGTTTAAAAACCTCAGTAAGCAATGCTAGTGAACGTGAGAGTTTACAAAGTATTAAAGATAACGCAGGACGTTTCTTTAGTACGCAAGATAGATTAGTAACAGCAGAAGACTACAGTATTTTCCCACTAACAGTAAGTGAAAATATTCGTAAAATTAAAAGTATAAACCGTGTACACAGCGGGCATAGCCGCTTTAGAGATTTTAATGATCCAACTGGAAGTTATAGCGATGCTATAAACTTTATTGATGATGGATATCTTTATAGAGAAGATATTGCAGCACGTAATATTATTAGTTTGCCAACAACATTAAACAGTGAACAAAAATTTAGTAGATATATTAAGCCGCTATTAGACAACCCTGAAGTTAAAAACTTCTACTATGATAGACAGTTTTATGGACCAACTGGCAGTGCCAATCTAACCACACAGTATTCAGACACAACAAGTAATATTGTATATTATAATACGGATGGATCAGCACTTAATACTTTCCGCTGGAACCAAGTAACAAAAGGATCAAACACTAGTACTGGATACATTACTGACGATACTGCTATTGTTCAACGTGTTGGAACTAGTGGTGTTAGTCCAATGGACAAGATTAAAGTAAACTCAATAATTGAGTTTATTACTCCTAACTACAAAATTGGTTATATAAAGTCAATACAAATTTTAAATGGCGGAAGTGGATATGCCACTGCGCCAACAGTAACTATCGCAGGATCTGGAACAGGTGCCACTGGTATTGCAAATATTGACGGATCTGGAACAGTTATTAGTATTACTATTAGTGATAGTGGCGTTAACTATGATAGCAATACTAGCATTACGTTTAGTGGTGGCGGCGGAAGCGGTGCAGCCGCATCTCCAGTAATTGGCAATGCAGATACTCAATGGGTAAGAGTAACTGGAATTTATAATGATGGTTTAGGAATTGACGACAGTATTGGAGTACCAACAGGTGTTGACTTACTTAATCGTGGTAGCATCAGTTTAAATGGAATTATTCCAAGTGGTGCTCGTATCAAAAGAATTATACCAAGCTGGAGCAGTGATTTAACAAGCTCAGTAAAAAATGATATGTTCAATCGTCTGGCAAATAACAACAGTTTCGGTCTTCGTTATGATGCAAGCAGTCAGCAATGGATTATTGTTGATGGCAGCAACCTTGTTACTAGCTCATTAACAAACAATAATCCATCAAGTTGGAGCCGTCAATATGAAGGCGACACAACCGGAACAGGTTTGGACAACAGTTGGATTAT